CGCCGTTGTTATCGACGTTGCAGAACAGGTTTCCGTCAGAGGTGATGACATATCCGCCGGTAGGGCGCTCTGAACGTCCCTGCCAATAGAAGGCGAATGGCGCATTCGTCGGCGCAAAGAGCGGACCGGCGTCAGCGCTGGCAACGTTCGGACGGGTTTGCGAGTTGATGACCGTCGCAGAGGTGGTTGCGTAGCGCTGCTGCGTCGGGATGTTCAGACCGGCGATGGTTGGCGTGCAGAGCTGGAGAAAGTCAACCGCAACCTGATCGCCTGATGTGGCGAGACGGATGCGACATGTGGAACCGGCGGCCATCAACTGCGTGATGAATTGCTGGGAATAGGAACTGGTGATCAGGCTTGAGATATCGGTCTCAGTTGTACCGCCATCAAGCGACAGGAATACGCCGCCCGTCCCCGTCACGCGCTTGATGTCGAGAGAGAAAACGCGCTGGACATTGCCGGCGACGGTTTGGGCTATGGTGGCGTTGGCTGCGCCCGCCGTCAGGAGCGTGGCCTGGTTGGCCGCTCCGTCCGCGCCGGCTTGGCTCTTCGCTGCGGTCATGCTGTTCGTCACGACCCACGTAGCGCCTGCGATGCCGCCGTTCAGGTCGCGATTCCACAAAAGGCCATTGGTGCCGGACATGTAGGAGAACACGCCGCGATCAGTGCGGCGAAGGCCGGCGGCGGCCTGCAGAACAAGAACGCCAGCGGCGTTCGGGCAATATGTCGCCGTGGTGTTCGAGGGGTCGCGGAAGAAGCGCCCATCATTGTTGTTGTTGCCGTAAGGCTGAGTGCCGCCCTTGGCTGTTCCCGCTACAAAGTCGATGTCATATGTGAAGTCGGCGATCGTGCCAGTCAGCGTTGACCCCCACAACCCGGTCATGGGTCCGTATAGGGGGCTCCTTATTGGCGAATGGACCGGCGAACGAATAATCGTCACTTCGCGGCCGCCATACGCAGTTTGGCAAGGATGGCGCCGGCAACACGCTGCCCAGCTTCAGGAGAGCCGTACTTCTTCCCGGCTTTCTTGGCGATGGCAGAGAACTGTTTGCCCTTCTTGCCCAGATCCTTGCCCTTGGCTGCAGCCTTGGCGGAGTAGGATCGCTTGGCCATGGTGGCGGCCCTTTAGGCGGCAGGCGCCGACTGTGGCAGAGCGGCAATCACTGCATCAGCCTGAGCCTCGATGTTGGCGGCCTGAGCCTGTGCGGCTGCATCGGCGGCCTTGAGCTGATCGTTCTCAGCCTGGAGAGCAGCGGCGTTCGCAAGATCCGCACTGAGCTTGGTGACTGCGGCGGCGATGGTTGCCATCTTGCCGGCGAGACTGTCGAGATTCATGGCGGGTTTCCTTCTGAACAGGTTGAGGAATGAGGAGAGGATGGACATCAACTGAACTCACGCAGCATGTCGGCCTGCCGCTCCAGCCATTCGATCACATCGGCGATCGGCATTGAGGTTGCCATCAAGTTGATCGCCGCCTCCCCGAAGAACATGGACTGCTCGCGGTGGAACTTCTCTGCTGCCCGCTCTGCTATTTCGGTGATGGCGCGGGGCTCGGGCATTAGTGCTTGGCGAGATAGGCGCGGATTTTCGGATAGCGCGCCATGATTTCCTTGCGGAGCGCATCGAGATTTTTCATATGGCGGTGGCTCCTGATGGGCTTTGCCGGCGGCGAGCGCTTGGCCCTGCACTTATCCGTGGCAATGCCATTCATGGCGATGCCCGATGACCGGCAAACTTTGGATTTTTGGCAAAGATATGGATTGGGCGCGGATGGTGAATTTCCGCTTGAAGGTCGGGACGCGTCCCAGTCGCCCAAATCACCCTGCAGAAAACATAGGGCATTTTTATTTCTGTGGCAATCCCCTATGCAACCATCTTCACGGCGTCCATCGGAACGGACATTTCCAGGCTCTGGACGAGCATCTTGAGGCGCCCGTCCCTATCAGATCCCGTCACGAAGCCCACGCGGCCCTCTGCTGGACCGCTGACGATATCGACAAAGCTGCCGGGCGGGAAAAGTCCGCTGGCCTTCCTGCGTGGGAGACGGCGAGCTGCGGCTTCTCTCTGCTCGATGAGCTTGTGAAGCTTGGCCTCTGCCTCCGCTTCCATCACGCGCAGCATTTCGATTTCACCGGCGGGGATTGCCATCGGCCTACCCTGATTGCGAACAATGCTGGCGATGCCGGCTGTTTCTTCGAGGCGTACCCAATCCTCTACATCCTTGACGAACACATATCCGAGGAGAAGGGCGAAGCGGCGGGGCTTCCACAGGTCGGTCTTCTTGCGATCGCGGACCAGACGGCGCTCGACAGGCATGTAGTAGGAAAAGCCCTCGTTCGACAAAGCGCGCTCTATGGCCGAGACGTTCGGATCAAGGCTGGGGACGATGCGATAGCCCTTGCCTCTTGGCCTGCCATCGGCGCCTAGCGATGTCGGCTCGACCACGTATTCGCGTTGGGGGAGTTGTGCTCCCGGCATAGTCCTCGCAGCATACCACGTCATTAGGCTTGTCCCGTTGCGGTTCGATTTAGAGGATGTCTGCCTGCTCTTTGGTGAGGCGCGGTATTTCACCGGACTGGCGGTTTACCGTGATGACGCATTTGACGATGGCGTCGAAGTGCGGGCCAAGCTCGATCAGATCTTGCAGATCCTCGATCTCCTCGATGTAGTGCGTGACGAGTTGACCGCCCTCCTCGCTCCGATATTCGATGTCGGCCCGCCACCGCGATTGACCCGGCTCCTGCGGCCCAGCCTGGCCGCCACCGCGTGGTTTGAATTCGATGATCTCGCTCATGCCATGCTATCCTTTTTACGCTGCCTGCCTTCGCCAAATCTTCTCATGCTGGAACCCGATTTCTCGCAGCATCGGATCGCGGTTGACGAAGCTGATGATGCTGCACCGAGTCCGACCCTCATAACGAAGCGCTATTTGCGCTGCCGTCAGGCCTCTCTTGAGAAGATTGGCTATTTCCGTACGCTCGACACAATTCCACTGACGCATATGAAAACACTCCTTAGAAAGGGATCTCGTCGTCCAGTTCGCGCGCGTTACCGCCGCTGGCCTGCCCGTAGTTCTGCTGTTGGTTTGCCGGTTGCGATTGTTGCTGCGGCTTGGGTTCCTTGCGCTGGAACGAAAGGCTCTGGAATTTTCCCTTGGCGCCTTCCTTAGTCCAAGCGGAGACCCAATAATCCACGCCGTCGATCATCGCCGACCCCTTGGCGTGGGGATGCGAATCCTTTTCGCGGCGGTCATTCTTGAAGAGGGTGCCGGAATTATCTTTTTGCTCGTATGCCACTATGCTGCCTCGCTTTCGCTATGCGGCGCGATAGGCAGGAAGCGCCTATCCCAGACGCCGCGATCAAATGAAGAATGATACCGGTAGGTGTCCTGGTCGAACCAAAGCCCGACCTTTCCCTCGAAATCCCCGTTGCGCTGCTTCGCAACGTTCAGGATGACGCCCGGCTTCTGGTTTAGTTCAGCCTTCAGCGCTTCCGTCTCGGCCGCCTGAATCTCTTCCTCGTGCCTGCGGTTGCGCCATACCGTAAGTATGTTGAAGGCGTTGGCGCCGATCTCCATCGCGCCCTTGATGTCTTCAGTCTCGGGAGCTCCCTGCCCTTTCTCGCCCTTCCTGGAGTGGGCGACGAGATGAAGATGAACTTCGTGCTGGACGGCCCAATCAACGAGCTGGAAAACTGCCTTCTCCTGCCCGGTGTAGTCGTCCGCAGCGATACCCAGGCGCATCAGGCTATCGATGACGAATTGATCGCAGCCATATTTGGCACGGGCGTAGTCGAATATTTCCAGCAGGGCACCAACACCGGCCTTCCCGACGCGCTCGTATATGAGAAGGCCGGCATCGAGCCACCCGAGAATGCGCTCGATGTATTGCGCTGTTGGCCGATCGACACCACCGGTTTGCTTGGACATGCGGCGGAGCGTCTGCTCGCCCTTCATCTCAAGGCTGGCAAGGCAAATGCGGCTGCCTTGCTTGATCCAATGCGGAATACAGTCGGAAATGATCTGGCTCTTGCCCGACCCTGAAGCCCCGCTCCAAAGCGTGACCTCTGATTTACGGAAATAGATCTTGTCCGACAGTTTAGAGTACGGGACGGTGTAGCCCGGCCTATCCTCGTGCGTCGGCCAGAAGAGCTGTATTACCTTGTCGGTGTAATCGCTCGCCCGCTTCAGGCCCTCAGGGTCAAGGTTCTTTGCAGCAACAATCGCCGCGTCCATTGCGGCCTTGGTTACGCCCCCCACGAGGCAGTCGTTGGCGTCCTTGCGGGGCAACGAAACGCGGTAGCAGCGATGCCGGCCAAGCCGGGAAGCAATTTCGTTTGCCGCCTCGTCGCCCGGCTTGTCCATGTCGGTGGAGATGTAGATTCTTTCGAACCTCTCCAGGCGATCGAACTCGCTTTCAATCCATTGCTGCTTTGCGCCTTTGCCCCCACCAAACGGGACAGACAATGCGCTGTAGCCATAGGCCGCCCAAGATAGCGCATCAATCTCGCCCTCGGTGATGACGATATCGCGGGTATGATCCGAGACTGCCTGCCAGCCAAACAGAACCGGCTCGCAATCCGCAGCAGTCGGCTTCGGCTTGGCCCCATCTTCTGCCTTGCGCGATTTAGCCAGTGCCAAGCTGCCATCAGGAAGAAGGAACGGAAAAATGATCTCGTCCCCATTCGATGCCACCTTGTACTTCGCCAGCACCTCTCCCGGTATGTTCCGGTCCTCGCGAAGATAATCCAGCGGCTGGCCCTGGATCGCCGAACAGGTCGGCTTCTTTGGCCGCGTAAATGTCCTGACGGGTTGGCGGTACGGCTCCGGTCGCGAAAGACCAAGCCAGTTGCGAGCGGCGTCGAGCGCTTGCGGGAGCGTGCCGCCCTTGACCGCTATCCATAAATCCAGCAGATCCCCACCTTCGCCGGTTGAGAAATCCTGCCATATGCCAGCCTTGACGCCAGAAAGGTGGACCCCGAGAGATTGGCCTTTCTCGCCTCCGGTCGAGCCAGCGCGCCATTCCTGGCCTTCCTTACGGCCATTGGGCAAAAGCATCTCGGAGACGGACTGCGCCTTGTCGGCCAGCATGCGCTTGACGGTGACAATGTCGGCCATCAGAGCACGTTCCTGTAGATGGCGGCATCGGGATCGAGTTTTGGCTTCAGGGCATCATTGTGTGCCCGTTCCAGCCATTTCGAGACGGAGAAGAACCACTTGCCGTCCTTGGGCGGATGTTCGGAATAATAGTCGTCCGCCAGCGTGAGTTCGGCCAGCATGTCTGGGATCAGATGATACCTCTTCGCCCACCTATCGAAGTCGCCGGCGGATAGTCGGATCACCCTTCCGACAAAAGCCATTTCGGTCGGCGCGTCAGCGCCCCTATCTTTCTTATCTTCTCTCTTCTCCTCTCCTCTTATCTTCTCTGGGCTACGCTGAGAATCATCCTGCGTAGCGCCCGCTACGGTCTGCGTAGCGTTTGCTACGCGAGTCCTTTTTTTCCTGTTGCATGAACGACATAGCACTTGAAGGTTGCCGACCTGCGATGTGCCGCCCTTGCTGACAGGGATCACATGATCGATCTCAAGCTTTTCTGTGGCTGCGCAGAATACGCACTTATGCCCGTCCCTTTTTAGAACGGCTTCTCGATCGGCGGCCGAGATGTGGCGAGAGGGCCATGGGCTTTCCCATTTCTCTCCAGAATCATTTGGCTCAAGGAAACCAGATTCGATCAGCCACGACAGGTCTGGGTCGAAATCCAGGCAACCCATCTTGCGGATGTATGTCGGGTTATCCGGGATCACGTTATCCTTGCGAGCCGCAATCAGCATCACAACGATCAAGGTCAAGCGATCTTGATCTGTTGGCGCCAGCATCCACGGCTCGCTAGTCAACAGATTCAGATGAAGCTTAATCCACTCCGGCGACCGGTCCTTGTAGTGCTGAAATTGGGTCCAGTTCTTGATCCGGTATTGAGCAGGTTCCGCCATGTCCCAAGTCCCTATTCATTCTAACGACGCGCTCGACAATTTCATCGATGCGCGCGATCCGGCGCTCGTTACGCCACCTTACGGCTTCTCTGGCGATCCAATCTGGCCAGCAGTCTGGCGATGACATCGCCAAGGCTTTCCCATGCGTCGTCTTCTTCGTTTTGGGCATCTTTGCGGTCCATTTCGGCGCGTCCCTTTTTCGATAGATTCGAATTCTGCTATTCTACTTGACTTGTCAGAAACCGCCGAGTTGCAAGGGCGCCACAAGAGCCGTTTACGCACGTTGTTCACAAGCGACTTGAGTTATCCACAAGCCGTCCACAGGCTCACGCTGCTTCCCTCAGATTGACGCCCCACGCAGAGAGCGTTTCGCGCACATCGTCTATCGAACGCACAACTGCTATCGGCACCTGTTGAGCGGCGAGGAAGTCGCGCCACTCTTTCTGCTCCGGCCGGAGGTAACTGCCCTCCTGCTTGACCTCCAGAAGCCCGTGGAACGCTCCTGTAAGCAGGATGTCCGGGAAGCCCTTGCGCATGCCCCTCGCCTTCTCCAGCGCTCCCGTGATGGCAGAGCGAGGGTTATTCGAGACGGCCACAGCTCGGATGGTTCGCGGTAGCGCCCTATCCAGATAGGCGATGATCGACACCTGGATTTGATGCTCGCCGTTCTTCATGCGAACAGCCACCAAGCGCCCCAAGCAAGCAGGGCGATCGGGAGCACACCGACAAGCCAGGCTCCTGCCCAGATCATCCAGGTTACGGGGAGCGAGTAATGCTCGTCGGCTGGCTCGGGGATGTAGTGGCCGGTGGCGTCGATGATGAAGATCCCATCGAGCGTGGCGATGCGCAGAGGCTTCGAGTGATGTGCGTTCATTTTTCCTCTGCCTTAGCTATGGCTGCATCAACGCAGTGTCGGGTCTCTGTCCACTCATCGTCTTGAGTGAAATCTGGATCCCAATTTCTAATCCAGACCATGACTTGCTTCAGCGCCTCTAGAAGCTCCGGGGCGGCTGCCATCAACCTCGCCTCATCGGGGTCAAATCCGACCGTCTTATCTCGAACGACAGTCTTGGGACCGTTGATGATAGCCATCGGCAATCCAGAGCTGCCGGTGGCAGGGAAAACAACAGAGAACCATCCATCCATTGTCACTCACCCCTCAACTCTGGGGCGATTAAAAGCGCGAGCCATCGCGCGGAACGCATCAACGAACGGGCGATGGAAATCCGCCTCCGGGCCATCCAAGAGAGCGTCGGCGCGGCTGATGAGTTCTTCGACTGACCTGAGTTCTTCTCGTCCATAGCGTAACCCCGTTGTTTCCTCGATTTTTCTTACTTCATCTGCCCCAACGGAGATTCTCGGATCGGCATACCAGGCGTCTTTGACCCGGTTCGCCGACCATCCAAGACGGCGCGCCGCATGCCGCATCCTGGTTTTGACGGAGCCAATTGAGGGCGGCGCCACATGATTTCGAAGCGCGTCCTGAACAAACTCAACGGATGACATTTCGGATTTCTCCAACTGCTTTTCGGACATTTCCGATTTTCCTTTTGCTACCTCTGTGTCCGTCAGAGAGAGCAACTAAGCCGCACGGTGCGGCGGAATGGAGTGAATGCAGATGCTCGGCCCAATCGTGCGCAAAGTCCTGGCAGACGCGAAGCGCGCGATGGAGGAAAGAAAAACACTTGCCGGCGGTGACTTGGGAGCCGGCACAAATTGCAGAGATCAGCCGCCGCAGATGTCCCCTACGGGCCTGGCTGATGAAAGGGCGGACGGCGCGAGCGATGGGGTTCAGGTTTCGCTCAAGCGCCGTCCGCAGCTTACCGACAGCCAGGAGGATGTGGCTGGCGGATTGGTTTGCGGGCAGGTTGACGGTAATCGACAAAATGCTGGCCCGAGGGGAGGAATCCCGGTCGTCGCCACCCCCTGCCCGCGCACTGACGCGATGAAGGTGTCCAGCGGATTTACGGTGCGGGTTGTAAACCGCAACGCGCGCAGTGATAGATGAATTGGCAGCGACAAGCTGGCTCATTTCGCCGCCTCGCTGTCGGTAGCGGATTGGAGAGCGACGCGGGCTTCGCGGCGAATTATGTCTACGCAGGCGAGGATATATTCATTCGCCTGACGCGCCCTTGGTTTACGCTTGCGGCGATCCTCAACGATTTGCTCAAGTCGCTCAGCAAGCGCAGTTGCCGTGACCTCTATGGCTGCGCGAGCGATCATTTCGCGGTGGCTGTAGTTCGCCACATCGACGCTTCCGAGCTTCGCGATTGCCGCGCTTACGCGCTCAAGCATGGTGTCGCTCATCTACGCGTCCTCTCGAATGCGAATGGAGGCCGGACGCCAGTATTTGCAGGTCCATTTTGTGCGGCGCGGTTTTCCGTCCTTGTATGTGCCGTAGGTGCAATCCTCGTAGGCGCCGAAATCGACAACGCAGCCGTCAGGTTCCTCGCCATCGAGAAGGTCCACATGGCAGCCGTAGCGAACGCCGTTCTTTGTGTTGTCGTCGCTCATAGCGTCACCGTTGAGGGAATAGGGAGGCCGGCGCCGGCCCTGGGGAGTGGGGATTAGCGCCGGCCTTTCGCAACGCCCAGGATGGGGAAGGCTGCTGCGAATGGGAAAGGGTTGCGTGTCTCTCCACGCTGTCACCGCCTGCATCTTCCTTTCCCTGCGGTTGGGAGGAGCCTGGGATGCTCAGGCTTTCGGACGCCATTGCTGGCGAAACTGAATGGGTGGACGTATGGCTGAGGACGATCATGAAACGCGCTCCCCTGCCTGTTTCCGGGCATTGAGAAGCTGTTCGATGGCCAACTTGGCGAGCGGACTGACGCGCAACTTGCCCTCTTCCCAGCGCCAGACGGTGGACTGACTGACACCCATTTCACGAGCCATTTCCGTCTGGCTCAGACCGAGTGTTTTACGCGCTTCAGAGATTGGATTGTCGTTTGCCATGTGCATAATCTATGCGAAGCGCATAAACATGTCAATGCCCATCGCATAGCTCAATATGG